TCGGCAAGTCTCCTCGAGAGATAGCCCGGACCTTAACGAACAAGTTGACCGGATATGACTTCGCTACTCCCACCGACATCTCTAAGATCGATGGCAGCGTTTGTATGGATTCGTCCATCAGTTTCGACGTTGCCATGATTCGAGCCTTTCGCCCGGAGTACCAGGATGAGCTAAGAGATATGTTGACTAGGGAGAAGTTTAAGAAGTCCCACACAACACATGGCGTTGAATTCAACACTGGGACGAGCACTGTTACTGGATCCCCTATAACTACTGTTCGTAACACCTATGTTATCGCTCAAATTTTCTATGTCCACCTTCGCAAAAGTGGCATGGGCCCTGAGGAAGCTTATGCTGCCTTGGGTCTGTTTGGCGGTGATGATGGTGTCCAGCCTGGAGTTCGTGCAAACGATGTGGTACCAACTTTTAAACTTTTCAATTTGACCTGTAAAGCGGAAGACATCGAGAAGGGCGACCCGATTTGTTTCTTGGGCCGTATCTTCTTAAATCCATGGTTCAGTTATGAATGCATGGCTGATGTCCCTCGCCAAATGAGAAAACTTCACCTGTCGGCATCAGTCAACGGTGTAAGCAATGACCAGGTTTTAAGATATAAAGCTGAGGCTATCTTAGTAACCGATCCCCACACCCCGATATTGTCGGCGTGGGCTCACTTGGTTTTGCGCTGCTCTAACGGTCATCCTTTAACTTTTAACCAAAGATCTCTTCTGTTTCAATCCCGCGTTGCCTCCTGGTGGGCCGGCTTTGAGGAAAAGTTTGAACCCCCCCACGACTTCGATCGTGCACTTAATTTAGTCGCTGAAGCTCTTGGTGTTCCCGTTTGTGACGTTATGGCGTTGGAAGCTTTCCTCAGAGAGGCTAGCTCTATGGATCAATTGCCTAACGCTCCTCAAATGAGCGCCCCTGCAGCCGCCTCTGAACTCACTGCCGTAGTCAATGGAGAATTGATTCAAGCCGCTAAACCTCCTGCCCCCGAGATAGACATTGAGGGAGACAACGACTCATATTGTGATTCGCTGGAAGAGAAATTAGTAGAAGTTAAATTTTTAGCCCTTCCCGTTGCACCAAAGATCATAACCCCCCGAGCGAAGCACCCTTACGCTTACGCTCCTCCAAAGGATGGTGTTTACCTGATCTCTGCTGGCAACGGTAAGAAAGTGCCTTTGCCTCCACCCTTGTCGCTAGAGCAGAGGAAGGCCCTGTCGTCCCAATTTGTACAGAGAAGAAAATCGCGAAACGCTGGCCGCACGTGAGGCCAGAGCAACGCAAAACACAAGCTATTGCACCGTTTTTGCCCCCCTATTTTCTCTATCCTTTATGAATAATGAACAACAGACAAAACAACAAACAACTCGCCCGTCGCCAAATCTTTACGCCACAGCAATCCCAACCGGGAGAACTGCAAGCGTACCAATCTGTGCGACAGTCGACACAAAGCCTGCGGACCCGTCTCCGCAGCGAACCTGCCCTCAGAATACTAAGTGCTATGACGCTGCCAAAAGAGTCCGAGCCAGTTCGAATTGGCTCCGCTTTCGGCTCCGACCCAACTGCAACAGCCAAACTGTTTCGGCGGCTCAACGTCATCAATCCACCCCCCCCGTCGGTATCCCCTCCCACTTACCCAGGGGATATACCGGCCCCAGATAACGTGGGTTTTGTATTCCGAGATGCTCTCCGGTCCTTCGTCTACTCTTTTGGATTGCAGGCTGCTGATGAATTCTCCTACACTGGAGGATTCAAAGCCTCTATATCCACTGCGTTCACGGAGGTCTTTCCCAGATTTGAAGGTCCTTTAGAGTTGGATACGTTCTTCTCCACTGTGAGTCCCTGCGGCCCGTATTTGTATCCGGGACGTCTCGGCCCCTCTGACCTCCGGCGTGGCTTCCTTGCCACAGCCGGCACGATTATGTATGTAGATACCCCAGCAGTTCCAGTTTTAGGTTTCGCCGAACTAATCTGCAACTACTGGCAGTTTCAGGCAGATGCTTGGGTCCTCCGAGCTACTCTCCCTGCGGCTGCTAACACCCCCAACACTTACACTATTGAGGTTGTTACCACCGGCTACTATGCAATTTCCTTCGCTTCTAACATCACTGCGACCAATGATGCTTCTGAATTTGAAGGGTTTTTGTCTTTGACCATGCCAGCCCATCGCCAGAATATGGTGTGGGCTCAATTACCACTCCCCAATATTGAGGATGTAGTTGATGTGGTCAAAGCTTATCGTGTCACTGCTGCTTCTATCATGCTCACTAACACTGCATCCCCCCTTAATCGACAAGGACAGATTTGCGGGCTCCAAATACCCCGAAAGTCCAATTTCTTAGAGTTTTTGGACTTTAATGAGGTGGCGTCCGACCTTAAGTCTGTCACCTTCTCTGTCGTTAATGGCATGTATGGCTTTCTTAAGCCTACTAGCGTGCAGGATTTTGAGATGAATACCTTTCAATTCTCCGCCAACTCTGCTAGTATCACAACCGATCTAGTGTTCGACCTCCTCCCCGAATCAGACTTCCTGATGATACATTCGCAGGTTGTGGATCCCAATGGCCGTCAAGGCTATTGGACCCCAGCTTATTGTTGCGAATATACCAGTATCTCTCAATGGTCAGATTTGCGGGTGGCTGAGGCCGGACCGAATGACCTGGCCTTGACTCTAAGTCTCCTCCCTAACGC